AGGCCTTGAAGCCCTGATAGGCCTGCTCGCGCTGCGGAGTGCCGGGGGCAAGGGAAAGGCCGACGCTCTCATCGAACGCCGTGCGCATCAGTTCCTCCTTGGGTTTCGGTACCGACTTGTCATCGAGGATCTTCTGCCCGCTCAGCAGCATCTTGGGAACGTCGGTGCCATCGGCGCCCTTGAGGTCGCGGAACTTGGCCATGCCGGCCAAAACGGTGACAGGCTGATCAGCCACTAGCGGCTTGATGGCGGCGGCATAGTCACCACCTGTGGGAGCGGCCTGAGCCAGGGTGCCGAAGATCGTCAGCTTGGTGGCATCGTCTGCCTGGGCGAGCACGGACGCCAGCATGGCCTGCTCGCCCGGCTTCCATGGGTTCCGGGCCACCTGTGGACCGTAGGCGCTGCGCACCGAATTGACGATGTCGTAGCGCTGGCCCAACTGCTCTGCCAGCTTCGCCTGGCCCTCTGGCGTGGCAATGCCGCTTACATCAAGCGGCTCAACGTCCTGCCCGGTGCGCATGGCGTTAAAGGTCAGCGGGTCCTCGCGCATCATCTTGAGGTTACTGTCGACGGCAGTTTGCAGGCGGTTGAGGTTGGCTACCGCTGTCACCGATCCACCAGTCTCGGCCAACTGCCGGCGCTTACTGTCCAGGTACTGCTGCTGCTCGAGCATGGGTTTGCGCAACAGGCCCTGCACTTCGTTCATCTCGCTGATTCGGGTGTTGTACTCGCCGGCCATCGAAGTGCCGGCCAAGCTGGCGCGCCACCGCTGCTGGTCTGCCGGGGTCGGCGGAATGCCGGTAGCCGCCTGCCGATCCATCTGCGCCAGCACCCGCTCGGCCTTCATTTCGCGCATTTCCGCTTGGCGCTGGGCGTGTTCTTTCACCTGGTAGATCCGACCGGTCACGGTGTTCAGCAGCTGATTGCGCTTATCCGGGTCCAGCTTGCCGGCGTAGAAGCCGTCGGCCGCGGTAAGGTCGTGCTCGATCTGCTGCAGGGTGCCCAGCCCATCACGCGCAGCGACCACCCGCTGGGTGGCCTGGGTAGTCCAGTTCGCGTCCTTGGCTTCCTGTTTCCGGGCCTGCCACATTTCGCCGTAGGCCAGGCGCCCCGCCATGTCGACATCCTCGCTGTCGAGGCGTGCATTCAGCTTGCCGATGTCTGCACCTGGTAAGGCGGCCTCCTTGCCGATCAAGTCCATGCGCACGGCCAAATCGCCTTTGGCTGCGTCAGTTCGGGCGCCAATGGCCAGCTTACGGATGCCCTCTTGGCCGGCCAGCTGCAGCCGCTGCTGCGCCAAGCCCATTCGCTCGATCTCGGGCTCTGACAGGCCATTGAACTGTAAGGGTTCAAGCTTGGACACGGCGCTGGTGTATGCCTCTTCCAGCTTGTCGTGGCTGAGGCTGCCCAGCCTGACCTGCTCGGCCAGATCGCTGTTGATGGTGCTGATCTGGGTTTCGCGCTCGAACAGCGCGTTGCTGGCCTTCACGCGGGCTAGCGCCTGGTCTTCCTGGCGCTGCTGGTCCAGGATGCCGTAGGCGGCACGCTGCACGTCGCCGGTCAGCTGCTGAACCGCCTGATTCTGCGCCCGGGTGTCCATGGTGATGACGCGGTTCTGCTGGGCATCAGGTAGGACGCGGGCCACACCAGGCCCGACTGGAATTTTTGCCATCAGCCGTTACCCCCTGCCTTGGATACAGTGCCATTTTTACCGGCGGCGCTGGCCTTCCACATGCCGTACTGGGCGCCCGCCGAAAGGACCGAACCGATTGCCTGGGAGTTCGCAGCCGACTTCTGCTGCTGGCCGTAGATCGACATGTTCGCCGCATCGGTGTAGCCGCGCTTGCGCTGCTCCTCCCCGTTCAGAATCGTCATCACCGCATCTTCCTCGGCGTTCTGGTAGATCTCCTGGTTGATGTTCAGGGCCGTGCCGGCGCCTACCTCGACGCCCGATGCAGCAAGCGCCGCATTGGCCTCACCGGCCTGGTTGCGCGCCAGCTTGCGGATACGGTCGGCCTGCACCTTCGCGGCGCTGGCGGCATTGTCCGCATCGATCTGAGCTTGCTCCGACTGGGCGTCAGCGTTCAGCGATGCCTGTTTTCCCTGCTGCACTGAGGAATAAGCCGAGAACGCAGCGGAGGCCGCCAGCGCGGCGATTGCGACGGTTTCAACACCCATGATCAACCTCCATCTTGAAAAGCGGGCCGACGTAGGTGAAGCCCAGGCGGCGATACAGCCGCGCGGTTCCCTCAACGCTTATGCCCGTGGTGATACCCATGTGGATTTCCTTGGCGCCTTTGGCTTTGGCCCAAGCCTGGAACGCCAGCACCAGCTTCAAGGCGATAAAGCCCTGACGCTTACTGGGCTCGATGAAGATGGAATACTCGTAGGCCAGCAGGTCGTCGCTGAACCACTGCTCAGTGACAGCGCCAGCGAAGCCCCCGACCACCTGGCCATTCACCTCGGCGGCGAAGACCACGCCCAAACCATCGATCAGTTGCCCAAGAAAGTTGCCAACCTTCTCGGCGTTGAAGCCGGTTTTGGCGTAGGTGCTGGTGTCATGCAGCAGGATGCCCAGTTCAACCAGGCGCGGAATGTCATCGTGTGTTGCTGGCCGAATCATCGGTAAATTCCTCAGTCGTTGATGGTCATCTTCTTGATGACGCTGAGCAGGTGGAACGGCAGGGGCTGGTCCTGGATGATTTGAAGCGAGGCCTCCCCGCGCTCCCAGCCGAGGTTTTCCAGGCGCTTGACGCCGCTGAAGTTGTCCGGTGGCTGATCAAGTACGTTCTCGCCCAGGTTGCGGAAACTGATGGTTTGCTGCATGCCTTGACCCTTGACCTTGCAGCCGGTGGTGTTGAGGAAGCGCAAGGTTATTTCCCCAATACGCATGCTGTTTCCCTGGGCGCTACCGGTACCGCCTTGGACTTCTGGGGTCAGGGTTTCAATGGTGGTGGTGTAGTGCAGGCCGATCTGTACGTTGAAGGCGTTGCGCGGGAGCGTGACTTGACCGCCCGCCACCACCTGCTGCTGCATGACGACGCCGTCTGCAACGATGTCGACGGTCTTGCCTTCCAGGTGACCGAGGCCACCCCAGGTGGTTTGTCCGGCAACGCTGGCGGCGAAAATGCCGTCATCGACGTGGCAACCATCGACGAAGCGCTCGATATGGCGTACGACCTGGCCATTGATGGTCCTGCGTACGATGGCCCATATCTGGTCGCCACCCTCCACCGGGATTGCCGCAACGGATTCGAAGTAGCCGTCCGTGATCTGCCGTGCCCAGCCAATCACGTCTTGATCGCGGTCCACGGTCATGGTGGCCAGCACGCCATCGTTTCGAACCATGAACAGGATGCTTTCAGGCTCCTGCTGGTAGGCCATCGAGATAATCCCCGACTGGGTGGCATGCTCGGACAGCACCGACATATCCGGGGAGCCGTAGCTGTCGGAGTCGTACTTGTAGGCCATGGCCCGCAGCTTGCGGCCGGCGCGCTGCATGAAGTACAGCTCGTTGCCGATTCGGACTGGGCGCACGCGGTTGCAGCCGTAAACCGATGGGTTCTTCGACTGGATATTGGTTGGGGTGATGGGTTTCTCGACGCCGCCGGTCAGCGTGAACTCGCCGCCGTAGGTCAGCGGGATCAAGGCGTTCATCTGGGCCATGTGCAGGATGGGGTTGATCTGGTCGGAGGACAGATTGAACGTGAAGGCATCGTCGTCCTTGGTGCCCAGCTCGAAGTTCAGGTACTCACCGGTTCGAGATTCCCAAATGGTTTGCGGGTAGCTGGGCGAACCAGCTACAGCCAGGCGCTGCTGGTACAGGGTCCCACTGCCCGGGTAGCCGTCAATGTCGTTCCAGACACTTGCCTCCAAGGTCCAGGCATTGGCCGGCGAAGCGGTAGCGGACGTAGGCGCTGAGCGAATAACCCCAGAAACCACCAGCGGGCTGGTGTATGCGGTGATCTCCAGCAGCCCGCCGTTGATCTTGACGAACTTGCCTACATCGCCAGCCCGCCAGCCCGCGGCGGCCAGCGTCATGGTCACCACCGCTCCCACAGGGGTGAATGCGCTGAGGGTGTTGGCTGTCTGCGGGCTTCCCTTGAGGGACCAGGACGGAAGCGATGTGGCAGGGAATGCGTTCAGGACCTCGACAGTGACATCTGTAGGGCTGGCCATCATTGTGCCGGGCGGGCCAGATGGATCGGGGATCATCACCGACGCTGTGATTCTGGCAACGCCAGCACCAGACCAGATCTCGCGGCCAACGTCAGATGCCAGAAACACCGGCACCGGCGACGTTACCGTGCGGCCACCGCCTACCGTGGGATCGTTGATGGTGATAGCTGAGGCGAAGTCGAGGCCGCGTTCGTCGAATGGCTTGGTCACAAACGGCGCCTGGGCAAGGCTCCATTCGGTGTTGGTGATACGGCGCAGGCGGTTGATAGGAACGCCGTTGTGGAACAAGAACATCGTGTCAGCGCCTTGCACGAACTCGAACTGCCGGAGCATCGCAAGGCTGTATGGGCTGGCCAGCTCTACGCCTGAGAACGTTCCATCAGGGAACCAGATACGCACGTACAGGTCGCCGAACTCGCACATGTAGGCCTGGGCGGTATTGAACACGTAGGGCACCAGCACCGCTTCGCGGTCGGCATACTTGGCGGCGCCAGAGTGCAAGGTGCCGTACCGACGCACGCCACCGCCGTGCACCACTGGCCACACGTTCTCCATCGTCTTGGCGCCGTTCTGATACCGAGCGATATCGACACGGCCGTACATGCGGGGAGAAAGCTCACCGGCAGTGAAGTTGGTTTGTATCAGCGTGAACCGTGCCATCAGCCAATCCCCCAGCCATTGTTGAACCGGGACGCCAGCAGGTGCTCGTTACCCAGGGTCTGTGGCGGGTCTTCCTGTCCGTCTACGGCTTTGGCCTGGCGCAGTGCTTGAACCAGCTTGGCCTCACGGCTATCGCGCTCAGAGGTGGACTGCGTCACCGGATAGGCCAGCACTGCGGCCATGGCAACGGTCAGCAGGTCCACCAGGTGCGAATCCCACGATGATTCGTTCACGTTCTGGGACACGTAGCGCAGTTCAAGTGAGCTGGCATTGGCCTGAATGGTGCGGCTCTCGACGAGGTAGTCGATTTGCTGGCCACCCGTTCCCACCTCAAGTACGCGCAGGCAGTCCGAAGGCAGGGGGAATGCGGCGTTGTAGCCAAAGGGCGGCGGGTTGGCGCTGGGAGCCAGGAGAATGCGCTTGATGCAGCAGTTCCACGGATGGGCCCGGAGCATGCTGTCGCGCTGATAGGGATAGAGGTTTGCGCACAGCTTGGCCCGGTCGAGGTTCTGCTGGTCCGCGAAGTCGTTGATGGTCTGGGCCCCAAGCATCAGCAGCGCGTTGGAGCAGATCGAAACACCAGTTGCTATTGCCATGCCTTGTGTCTCCAGAAATAACACCGGGGCCATAAGGCCCCGGCAGGTGAAACGCCATCCATGGCAGTCGCGCTCAATTCTGCTGGGCGTACTGCGCCACCAGGGTGATGACCTGGCCAGCCTGCAGTGCTGCACCGGCAACTACCGAGCGCAGCTCGCTCTGGTCGGTTGCCTGGCCGGGGGCAATCACTGCCACGTCGAACAAGGCGCCATTCGCGAACACAGCTTCGGCCGTGACGTTGCCGGCGGCTGCCACAGAACTGGCAGCCAGATAGCGGGCCGGGGTTACCGGGTCGCCCAGGTTGAGGGTGGAGGAAGCCGCGCCAGCCGCGAAATACAGCTTGGTGGTGGGCATCAGGCGGGCACCGAAGGGCAGGAAACCCCACGAGATGTACTCGCCGATGCCTGGGCCACCACTGGCCGGTACGGTGAAGGTGCTGATGAATACCTGGACGTCACCGCCCTGGAGGTTGGGTTTGGTCAGCGTCTGCGGGTATGCAACCCGCGCCGCAGCCAGAGAAGCGTTGCCGTTTGCCATGGTGTTACTCCTGAATGGGGTTGAGGACGAGAACAGCGAAGACTCTTACGGGTCGTTCGCGGCGATCTCTACGACCTTCTCTTCTTCCACGCGCACAGAGCCCAGGCTTTGCTTGGCGTAGATCCGGACGTTGAAGCCCTTGCCCGGGTCCTCGCCCACCTTGGTGGTAATGTCCTGGCCCTTGCCCAGAACCATTCCGGACTTCGCCCAGGCATACACAAAGCGGGTGTTACCCACCTTCGGGAAGCGCTCGGACGGAATCCAGCGGAAGCCCATCCAAGTGCCCTTTAAGGTGCCTTCCTGCAGCATCTTGATGGCCATGAAGTCGGCGCTGGTGAGGGTGGTGTCTGCCAGAATGTCGACCAGGGCGTTGGCGTGGTAGCCCATGTACAACTCTTCGCCAGCTTCCTCGTCGGCCTCGTTGAGGCGGAAGATCTTCTTGGCCTGGATGATCTTGGCCTTGGTGAGGCCAGTGCCACCCACGGCGATCTTCTGCGAAGTAGGCAGGATCACGCTGCCGGTAGCACTGGAGCGTGCCGGGCCGCCGAACGCCGAGACAATTACGTCATCCTTGGCGCGGTTCATGCCGGAAACCATGGCCTGGACGTAGTCCGAGGTTGGGTCAACCAGCATGCGGATCTTGTCCTGATCGTCGACCATGTCGCCGTCTTCCCAGTCGTAGAGGTCCACGAAACGGGTGCTGTGCGGTTGGTCGTTGATCGGGGTGTCGCCGTGCCGTTGCGTACGGCGCTGGGCGGTACGCTGGCCCAGGCGGTTCACAGACTTGGACATGCCCACGATGTTGGGCTCGATGGTCACCGCGCTTTCAAAGCGGGACATCTTCTGTTGGGCGACGTGCTTGAAGTTGTCAGCGAACTGCTGCACGAACGCTTCGGTGATTTGCTGGGACATACGATGCACTCCAATGCGAATACGGGATTGCCTGCCGGGTATCCGCAATGCGGGCCGGGATTCCTGGCGTGCATCGGCATTGCTTCGCCTGGGGCTGTCCGGGTATCTGCGTGCCACCGCAGGCCGGCCCGGTATCGCTACCGGGTGCCTGTGATGGTCGGAGTTGCGGGGTGTCGGTTTCCCGACTATTTGGCGGGAGCGCTTATGCGCCGAGGCGGGAGGGCTGCTTGTTGTACTTGGCGGCGTAAAGGGAATCGAGCTGCTGCTGGATGCCTGCGCGCTTCGGATCGTGCGCCGGCAGGTCCTGCAGCTGCTGGCGCAGATCGGCAGTCTTCACGTTGAAGTCCTGCTCGTTCACCACGCCATTAGTGATCAGCGTGTCCTCAGCCAGCTCCTTGCCGATGTTGGCGGTGAACGCGATGAAGTCCGGGTCGTTGCCGTACTTGGCCATCAGGTTCTGGAAGTTGCCCGGCTTGCCGGCCTCGCTGGCGAACGCCTCAGCCGCCCGGTACGAAGACTTGAGGTTGGTCTGCATGGCCTGGTCATCGCCCCAGGCAGCCTTGAGGGCAGCGGTGCAGTCTTCGTTGCTGAGCTGGGCGCCACCTTCAACCAGGCCGGGGGCAGCCTTGAGGTACTCGCCGATCACGTACTCAACCTGGGCGTTGGTCATGCCCTTGGCGTGCGCGCCCTTCAAAAACGACTGAGTCGATTCATCAGCCTTGAATTCATCCCAATTAAAACCGTCCACGCCTTCCAGCTTGACGGCGTATTCACCGGCGTCCTTGGGCGGCGCATCGCCAGACCCCATGCGGGTTTCAAGGTGCTTGTAGGCCTCGGCAACCTTCCGCGACGATGCTTCAAGATCAAGGCTGCCGTCCTCTTTGTTGGTGCGGTACTTCTCGGGAATCCAGTCGTTGGGGGCTGCGTTGGCCAGCACGTTGCCGGCCGGCGGGGTTGCAGCTGGTGGAGTGGCGCCGCCGCTCGGGTCACCACCCTCGCCTGCTTCCTGGTGCAGGAAATGGCCGAGACGGCCGTGGATGAACCAATTCATCATCATTCCTCTTGGGTTTGGTCTTGCACGCCATTGGCGCGGTTCATGCGGAGCAGGATGTGGTCCAGCACCTCACGGTGGCCGGCCTGCAGGTAGGTACGCAGAACGGCATCGATGCCGCCCACGGTTACGGCGTTCTTGCTGAAACGCTGAATCAGCACGTCAAGGACGATCGCGCCCTCGGCGTGCTGCTCGAATACGCGCTTGAACATGGCGTCAAGCTGCTCTGGGGTGTACTGGGTCACGCGGCTGCTCCTGGTGCTTGCTTAACGGCGGCTTGGGTGACGGCCTGCTGCATGGCCATCTGTTGCTGCTGCTCGAGCGCGGCCTGCTTGGCGTCGGCACGCTGCTGGCGCACCTTGTCGCGGTCGGCCTCGGTGCGGATGACGGAAGACGGGACGCCCAGCGCCTCGCCCCGGAAGCGGGCGGCGGCGTCCAGGTCGACGTTGTCCATGGCGTCTGGGTCTTGGCCCGCTGCCACCTGGGCCTGTGCTGCCTGGGCACAGCCAGCGACGTACTGATCGATGGCGGTGACCTCTTCCAGCTTCTGGGCGCGGGCAAGCGGGCTGAGGTAGCGGACGGTATAGGGGCGATCAGCCAAGCTGGCCGGTGGCTGGCCGAGGATTCCGGCGCGCATGGCGATGCCGAAGCAGCGCTCGATCAGGGGTTGCAGGTACTCGGTCTGGAGCCGACCATAGACCGGGCCCAGCAGCTGGCGGATCAGGTTTACCCGCACATGCACCTCAGTGGCGGTCATGGCCGGGCCGTCCTGGGCCTGCAGCTGATCGGCCATCAGGGTCTTGCGGATGGCGCCCTGCAGCCGGGTGATGCGGCTGTCGGAGTAGTTGAAGTTCGAACCACTTTGCAGCGGCTTCATGCTGTCGACGGAGTTGGCCACGATGATCTTGCGCGGGCCGACCTTGACCGTGCGGGGGTTGAGCACCCCGTCATCCTCGGCGATCCACATGCCGGCGATGGCCAGGTCGCCGGCGGCAAGGTCCATGCGCACCATCTCGTTGAGCGTGCGCGCATCTGGCAGGGCCTCGGCCACTGGGCCGGTGGCGTAAACGCTGTCTGGGATCATCATCCAGCGCGGAACAACCACAGGCATTTCGTGGTAGCCAGACTCGCTGACCAGCTTCTTGGCCGAAACCTCGACCTTGCAGGAAGCGATGGGCATGTTCTTGGCCAGGCGGGCGCCGACCACATAGCTGGTACGCGGGTAGATCGCGTGGACGAACTCGACCAGCTCCTGCGGCTTGTCCTTGGCCAGCTTGCGCGTGGTTTCGCTGACGTTGCCTTCCCCGAACTCGTTGACCGCCTGTTCAGCGGTCAGCTTGTAGGAGCGGTAAACGGTATCGATCTTGCCGCCAGGCTTGGAGGCCGAGCAGTACACGCCGGAGATCGGCCACAGGTCGAAGACGTAGCCGCCCTTCTCGCGGTCCTGGTCGATGTACAGGGCGAACCAGCCAGCGCACACCACGTCGAGCAGTCCTTCGAAGGCCGCCGCGTCGAAGTTGGAAGCGTGGATGTTCTCCCAGATGATCTCGGCGGAATCGCTCAAGAAGCGCTTCTCGTCCTCGGTGGCCTGGGCCACATCCATGCCAAACCACAGGCTGTTGGCCGGGGTCAGGCCCGACTGAACCGACGACGACAACGTGCGTGCCGCGTCGGTGGTGGTCCCGTCCAGAATGCGCGCCTTGCGGTTCAGCGCCTCCTGGGCGTCCATCCTGTCGTTGTAGAAACCGTTCCCGCGCACCGGGTAGGTGTGGTCGAAGCAGTCGCGCCAGACCTGCTCATGCGGCGAACGCAACGACTTGAGCACGCTCAGGGTCTTGCAGATCTGGTCAGCGTTCATGCCCCGAGGGTCCTTTTTCCTTGCTCGATGACGGTGCCGGCAGCACCAGCGGACGAAAGCAGGCTGCTCTGGCCCTTGCGGCGGCGTGTGGCGGCGGTTTCTTCGTTCGCCTTCTGGGCGGCCTCGTCGGCGGCCTTCTGCGCGGTGACTGCTGGGTCTTCGGTCTGCACGACCTTCGGCTTTTTCGGCTTCGATCCCATGGGGTTACTCCTTGCGGGACGGCAGGTCAGGCACCAGCCAGCCTTCGTCGGTGAGGACGGCCGAAGTGCGCGGCGCCTGCTGCTCGGTGGTGGTCTGGGTGGCTGCCGCCTGGACAGTCGCGGCTTCCTGCTGGCTTTCGGTGGGCTTGGTGAACGGCTCGCCGCCAGCATTCAGGCGGTCGGCCTCTTGCTCGGCCAGGGCCTTGGCGCCCTCACCGCTCACCACGAAATCGCTGAACCAGTCGTCTTTGCTGGTCGAGTAGATGCGCCAGCGCCCGCCACCGTTGTGCTTGGCGGTGTACTCAGGCTCGGCGTGCTGGTCGTTGTTGGTCTGCTGCTCGGTGGTGGTCTGGGTGATCGGCTCACCCGGGGTCTGGATGTTGAGGTTATCGGGGGCTGGCATGGCTGGCGCCTCAGTGATGGATGATCAAAGAGGCCCCAGCATCAAGGGGGGAAGGCGTCGGGATCCCGACTATTTGGCGGCGGGGCAAGCGACGTGGACTGCATCGATCAGCGAGTTGAGCTGCCGGATTGCGTCGTCTCCGTCGTTACCGGTTCGGATAATTCGTTCACCAGCCGCTGGGTCAAGTTGGGCTCGCGCTTCTGCAACATCCACGCTGGGATCGCCGCCGGCTCGCACGACTGGGCACTTGGCGAGGACTGACAGCCGGCGCTGGCCAGTAGCGACAGCAGCACGCAGATCGGCATTGGTTTGGTTCGCACGTTCACGCTCCTGGGTGTGTTCGGTGTCCAGCTCAGTGAGCAGGCGCTGGGTTTCTTTGCGAGAGGCCAAGGACGCCTCCAGCTCGCCTACACGCTTCGTTTGGGTGGTTAGGCTGGCGCTGACATGGTCAAGACGCCAAAAAGCCAGAATCGAGACGATAGAAAGCGCTGCGATGGCTGCCAGTAGGTACTTGGTCATCTTGTTCTCACCGTTTGTACCAAGTCAGGGTGAAGCACCGCGCATCAGCAGGCACTTCCGCGAGCGGCCAGCGCAGGCACTGCATGTGCTTGCGCTCTGGCCTGGTGCGACTCAACCGAAGCGTCTGCACCAGATAGGCCGAGCCTCCCGATGTAGTGATGTAGTCACCCACCGCGATGCCGTCGGCACCATCGACGTACAGCTTGCATGGCGTGTAGGGCTGTTTCGGCATGTCCTACTGCGCCTCCATGCACTTAGCGTGGCGGTTGAGCTGGCGCTGCCAGACGCCCCAGCACCGCTTGTTGCCCGGTGTGCTGCAGTCGTAGCCGGCGGCGTACTTGTACTTGAGCAGGTCGTGGCAGGCCTGTACGTAGTTGCCGGCCAGCAGATCGCGGCGCGGGGAGCCAGCCCGCCAGGTGCCGATGCCGTACTGGCCGATGAAGTCCATGTACAGGTCAAACTCTTCCTGGTGGAGCTTTACGCCCGGCAGGCTGGCGGCAAAGGCCTTCTCGTCTTCGGTGAGCAGGTTGCGGGCCAGCACCTCGGCGCGCTGGCGGGTGATGGTGTCGCCCATTCGGACGCGGGTGCCGTCCTCCCATCGCGTCGAGCCGTGACCGATGGTGGGCACGTCGCCCTTGGTGGGGATGACCGCAACGTCGGTGAACCCCTCGTTGGCCTTCCAGACGCCGAACCCGGCAAGGCTCATGGTCAGCAGGCCGACCGCAATGCGGTTGCGGTTGCTCATGGGCGGCACTGCCCCTTGAGCGCTTCGATGCGGGCCTGGCTTTCAGCAGCCTCGCGCCGGTCCTTGCGGATCTGGAACCAGGTGTTGACCAGGAAGCCCAGCAGGGCCAGCACCACACCCATGATGCCAATCCAGTTGGCCTGGGCCAGGAAGCCAAGGAAGCCCGCCCCCGCGCCAGTCCACATGCCTTTGGTGGCCACCGATGCGCCCACCGCCTCTACGATCCCTTCTGGGCTGCTCGCCATACTCCTGCTCCTTACTGGGGCTTTCATGGGCGCCTCCAGGCTGGTGAAAAAGAAAACCCCGCTCGGTGGCGGGGCATCGATGACACACAGGGTCGGTGCAGCTGGGCGTCGGGTTCCCGACTATTTCGCGTGGTAGGCCCACCAGTCGCTGGTGGTGCACATGGGCATGCTCTCGCGGCCTTGCCCGGTCTTCTGGCACCAGAGCAGCACCAGGCGCTCCCCTTCGCTGTAACGCGGCTCTGCGCCCTGCCGCCAGCCAATGAGCGTGGTGCGGGCAACGCCGATCTCGTCCGCCAGCGCCTGGATGGAATACCCAGAGCGCAGCACGGTGGTGATGACCCGGAACCAATCGATGCGCTTGGGCCCGGGCCGTGAGGTTGGTGGTTCGCAGAGCACAACCGGGCGCGCAGCCATCACAGCGGCGCGCACCGGCTCTGCGAACAGGGTCAACTGGTCAGGCACTGGCGGTTTCATCGCCGGCGCCTTTCCCTGCCTCGCCGCCCAGGGCGTCCAGCGCCAACTCAGCAAAGCGCAGGGACAGCTTTTCGAGTGACCGGGCTACATCTGGGTTGTACCCGGCAGATTGAGCGCGGCAGGCGTAATCGCTGGCTGTGCCTGCCGCAATGGCCATGGTGCAGGCGTTGGTCAGGTCAATCGATGGGGTTGGCTTGTTCATCGCTGTTGCTCCTGTAGGGCGGGGGTAAACGCGCACGCGCGCGAGACAGAGCGGGGTGGCGCACTCAGCCGCCCCATGATTTCGGTCATTTCTTCGATGGCCACGGCCAGCGCCAGCGGGTTCTCGTCGAGCTGGAAGGGGTGGAAGGCCCGGCGGTGCCCAATCATGTTCTCGGGCTCACGCGGGCCGGTCAGGTCGACATCCACTGCGAGGAGCAGCCACCCATCGATGCCGACCTCTTGGCAGAACCACACGGGCTTGTTCATGCGGCCTCCTCGATGGGGATGATGCGCACGTGCACGCCAGGCACTTCGCCGTAGCGCTTGCGCACAAATGCGTCCACCACCTGCACATCGTCTTTCCACACCACGCCGTTGAGGCCGTCGTAAATGGCCTTGATGACGTTGTCCATGTCGGGTTTCTTGGTCGGGAACAGCTCGCCGGCGATGGCCAGGGCCTTCCGCTTTTTCGACATGGATTGAGGGATGGCCAGCACGATCTTCATCTCGACCATCACCGGGCATTCCAGCAGCGTGCGGCCGTCCATTGCGGTAGTGCCCGCCAAGGCGATCAGCCCCTCATAGCTGGCGGTCTTGGCCGGGGTGAACATGCGGGCGTGGCTGCCGACCTTCCCAATGCGGGGCCGGCCTTTGCCCACGGGCTCACCGGGTACCAGGAAGGAAACGGGGTCGAGGTCACGCATGGCTGTCTCTCCGGATGCCGAGCTTGGCCAGCAGCAGAGCGCGTGCGGCCTTTGGGTCTGTAGGGATGTTCTGTGCCGCGATCAGGTCGCGGGCTTCCTGGTGGGAGCGAGCCAGCTGGGCCTTCATGCCGCTGTCATGCTCGATGCCCTGGGCGATACGGCCATCCAGTGGCTGAGCGTTCTGTGCACGGCGCTGGACGATTGCGTAATTGCGTTCGAAGCGCTGGAACAGGGCCTTGTCGCTGTGCTTGGCACTTCTCAGGTCGAAAGTGCCCGTGGCTTCCGCTGCGACCCTCACCGCTTCGTGGCTGTACTTGCCGATCAGGGCCTCAGTCCAGGCCTGTGCGATTGGTGGCAGACCTGGAACGTGCAGGCACATGACGCGGAAGTCAGGCGCCGAGGGTGGCCACTTGGCGACCTCAGGGTCGGCCTGGCCCAGCTCGATCATGCGGTGCAGACCATTGGCGATCTGCTTGCCATTGAGCCCGCCGAGGATCTTGGCCCATGCATGGTCAGCCTTTGGCACTTCACCGAAGCTGCTGGTCCACTTGTGGCCATAGGTCTGGGTCATCGTGATCCAGAGTTTCTCCAGCAGTCCAAGGCTCAGGGGTTCCGGGGCCTTCTCCTCGGGCTGCTCGCTGGGCTGCGACGTTCGCTTCGACCCGGTCGACGGCAGATAGGCGACGTTGTTGGCCAGGCGCTGCACTGCCGCCTGAGCCTGCTCTTGGATTTCCATAGGTGTTCCCCCCGGCCTGGGCCTGGCGAATGTGGTGTTTCAGGGATTGGGCGAGCTGGTGCTCCCACTGGGCCTGCGACTGCTCCTTCTCGGGGCGTGCGATCCAGTAGGAGCGGAATTCGTTGAGGGTTTCTGCGGGCACGGCTGTGGGGATGCCGTTGCGCAGCGCTGTGGCGCCCCAGGTCTTGGGGGCAGGCTGCCAGCCGTCGTGCATCGCGAAGTAGCCGCGCGCGTTGTGAGTAGTAGGGCTTTTAACGGATATCGGAGGTAGGTTGTTGATCAGGCCTTCGCCTGATTCTGATCCGGTTGCTGATCCGTTCTCACCATCATCAGAGCCCAATGATTCAGGGGCTTCTGGCTGGTTGTTACTTGGTTGTTGATATGGTTGCTGATGTGGTTGTTCATCGGTTGCTGATGATTTGGACGCACCATCCCAGTCCGCATGTGGCAGCTCAAACACCAGGGGGCCGATTTGGGAGACAACACCGATGCTGATCAGGCGATCAACGAGCGAGCGGACCTTCTGCCTGGTAGGGGATCCAGACTCATGCCGCCCGCGAATAGGGGCAATATACAGCTCTTCGCGGAACATTTGCTCGCTCAAGCGGCGCTTCTCACCAGACACTCCGGTCCTGTAGTCCATGAACCGGCGGATGGCGCAGTACAGCTTGAAGACGTCTGCTGGCTCGTCGGCCAGCGCGCCCCACTCCGCGTCATTGATCTGGAAGGAAGGCATAAGCCTATTCCTCGTCCAGTTGGTCGACGTGCTGTACGTGCTCCATCCAGCGCTTGGCCTGGTGGAGGATGGCTTCGATGTCGCGCTGGTTGAAGCAGCGCATCTCCATCGGAACGATCTTCAAGTCCAGCACTGCAAGGATCTCTGCAAACTGCTGGAACTTCTCGGGCTTCATGCGGCTGATAGTCGCCTCGTCGCAACCGACTGCAAGCGCTACCGGGCCATTGCCAACCGATGCAAGCCGCTGCATGAGAACGGCCATGTTCTTGCGGGACCTTACAACCTGGTCCTGGCTTAATGCGGTCGTCGTCATGATCAAGCCGCCACGTCATCGGACCCGGCGAATCGCTCGGGGTACAGGATGTGAATCTCGGTCAGGTCGCCTTCGAAAACCTTTGCAAGCTTTTCAGCTAGGGCAGGCGAGGCCTTTTGTTCGCCGCGCTCGACACGGGAGAGGTTTCCCGAATCGAGACGGTCGCCCAGCTCAGCAACGCGGGCCGTTACATCGGCCAGCGTCCACTTGCGGGACAGTCGTGCTCGTTTGAGGGGGGACATGGCAATTGCCTTCTGAGGGTGGTTTCAAATCAATTCTGCGCATTACGCAGATTCTGTGCAACAAAAATCTGCGTGACTCGCTTTGCGTGCCGCGCAGAACGAAAGGAAAATCGCACCCATGGATATCGGACAGATCATCAGAAAAGCGCGGAAGGCCAAGGGCTGGACGCTTGAAGAACTCGCCCACCAGGTCGAGACGGACACTGGCAACCTTTCGCGCCTTGAGCGCGGGAAGCAGGGTGCGAGCAAGGAACTGCTCGCCCGCATTTTGAAAACCCTGGACATAAACCTGACTCAGGCGGGGCAGATCGACGAAGGGACGAACGTCGCATCCACCCTGCAGCTGACACGGAAACACAAGGAATACCCGTTGATCAGTTGGGTACAGGCCGGCGTCCTGACGGAATCGCCAAGCAACTTGGGTGCGGAATATGAGTGGATTCCCTCCCCTGAAAACGCCACCGATATCGGTTTCTGGCTCAAGGTCCAGGGCGACTCAATGACTTGCCTGGGCAACCCCAGCTTTCCGGCCGGCTCGTTGATCCTGGTGCGCCCTGAGTCGGACGTAATCAACGGCAAGTACTACGTGGTCGAAATGCTGGACAGCGGCGAGAAGACCTTCAAACAGTACGTTGAAGACGCTGGAATCAAGTACCTGCGCCCACTGAACCCTGGCTATCGCACGATAGAGATCGACGGCAATTGCAGGTTTATCGGGCGGGTGATCGATACAAAAATGACAGGGCTTTGAGCATGGGCACCAAGGATAGGGTTATTGCACCATTGACCACTCCAGTGAAAAGAGTGGGCTTCGTCATCCTTCTAGCAGGCATAGCCGCAACGCTAATTGGCCTGACCCAGATGGGATCTGATATCTACCACTACATGTGGTTTGAGAAATTTATGCATGGCCTAGGGAAGGCCATCGGTTTCGAGCGGAATAGCTTCCGCCGTTACCCGCTAGCCTCTATCGGGCCTTACATGGCGCTATGCGGGCTGCTGCTTTCCTACCTCTACGATCACTCTGTGGGTCGCCTGCTGATCTGGATACAGCGCGGTTAATCCGCAGTCTTCCGAAGAATCCCGCCGCCGTGCGGGATTTTTTTCGCCCTCGCAAAATTTTCTGCGCTTGACGCAGATTTAATTCTGCGCATAATGCAAACCATGTTCTGCGCAAAACGCAGATTCATGGGCCTCCTACGCATCCGCCGAAGAGCCCAGCGCTCTTTACACAACCAGACGATTCACCGCGATGGCTTGGAAAGGCTTTGACGCGCTGGGCGTGGGCGACTCCCACACCGGCTGCGCCGTATAGACCTCGGGGCTTTCGCGATCCTCCCGCAAAAGCGGGACCACGGAACGTTTCACGTCAGCGCCCGCATCGGGCGCTTTCGGAAACCAACCGGAGAAAGCCATGAACACCAACTACACCGTCATCCGTCCGGATGGCACCGAACTGAACTTGCACATGGACCTACCGGCGGCGCCCACGCTGCAAACGCTGCGCAGCCTGATCGTGCCGCACCTAGACGGCGGCGACCTGGAGCAGGTCGGCGTGCTGCACAACGGCAAGGGCACCGACATGTTTGTCGACGAGGAAGGTCTGCTGAAGCGTCTGCCCCGCAACGAAAAGGCCACGGCCATCTACCGCGCCCACTACCTCAAGCAGAACCCAGGCGTTGAGCCCGAACAGCTTGGCTTCATCGCCGGCACCGCGGTCATCTTCGATCGCCGCGTCTGGTTCTGATTCCACCGGTTGGCCTTCGATGCTGAGGGCCAGACGGGGAATCAACCGAGGATCCCACCATGTTCAATCCAACTGCGCAGAAGGTGTTCGACGAGAACATCGAGCGCGCGCTGGCGCTGCCACCAGGTGAACTGGTGGGAGCCGAGGCCGAACTTGCCGCAGCCGCCGGCATGGTCAGCTACGCGCTGTACCGCGGCGATATCAACCACAAGCAGTCCGAGCTGATGCACATGCGCATCCATTCGGCCCGCGCCCGTCGTGTTGCCCTTCTCTGCCGGCGCCAGCCGGTGCACCTGGAGGTTCGGCATGTCCAATAAATGCCGGGGCTTCATCGCCCCAAACGCCCAGCAAATGGTTGAAGCCCTGCACCGTCAGGGCTTTTTCATGTTCCGCGACCTGCCCCTGGGCACCACCATTCGCATCCGTCGCGGCATGTTCGTCGTGAGGTTTCCATGAGCGATGAAGTCGTAGACGGCTACGAGAACCTGCGGCGCCGGCAAGCCGAGATGAAGGTGATGATTGCCAACATCAACAACGGCAGAAAGCCAGAGTTCGGGGATGCACTGCTGAATCCCTGGGCTGGCGAGGGAAACCCACACCGCATTGGTTACTACATCAGCCAATTTCGCCGGAGCGGCCGCTGTAACCCTGGCCACTTCTACAAGCTGACCGACAAGAAAGGCCATCTCTGGGACAGCTGGTCCCACAACCTTGTGTTTGTTGATCACCTCAAGGGCGACGAGGTCTGGCCTTGACCGCCGCCCAACGCCGGCGCCGCCACTTGATCTGGCGCGGCGCTTTCAACTCCCTGCTTGGCTGGACCGGTTGGCTTGTGCTGATCGGGCTGGCTGACGCCATCACCCGATAGGTAAACCGCATGTCCAGTCAAACAGTTGCGCCGGTGGCGCATGAGCAAAACCTGCATGTGCTGCCGCATGCAGCGACCAGCACCAGCGCTCTGGTGCTCGATGGCGACAGCCTCGACAAGATGATGCGCCTGGCCGAAGTCATGGCCACCGGACGCGCCACGCTGCCCAAGCACTTCAACGGCAACCCCGCTGACTGCCTTGCCGTAGTGATGCAGTCCATGCAATGGAAGATGAACCCGTTTGCCGTAGCCCAAAAAACCCACCTGGTGAATGGCGTGCTCGGTTACGAGGCCCAGCTGGTGAACGCGGTCATCACCACCTGCGCCCCTGTTGTCGATCGCTTGCACTACGACTGGTTCGGCGACTGGGACAAGGTCATCGGCAAGTTTGAGATCAAAAGGAGTGAGAAAGGCGAGTACCGCACCCCTGGGTGGAAGATGGCCGACGAGGAAGGCCTGGGCGTCCGTGTCTGGGCCACCTTCCGCGGCGAGGCTGAGCCCCGCGTGCTCGAGCTACTTCTGGCTCAGGCCCGCACCCGAAACAGCACGCTCTGGGCAGACGATCCACGCCAGCAGCTGGCGTACCTGGCCACCAAACGCTGGTCGCGCCTGTACTGCCCCGACGTAATCCTCGGCGTTTACAGCCCAGATGAGCTGGAAGAAACCTCCCAGCCAATGCGCGACCTGACCCCGGCCCGAAAGGCAGACGAGCCCAAGCAGCTGCCGCCCTACCCAGACAGCAAGCTCGACGAGGGCAGCGAGCAGTGGCGCGGCTTGATCGCTGCCGGCCGCACCAGCCCCGAGCACCTGATCAGCACGATCAGCAGCAAATACACCATCACCCCCGAGCAAATCGAGCGTATCCGCGCCCTGGCTCCAATCGAAGGAGAAGCCACCGATGCAAGTGCATAACGTTCAACAAGGCACGCCCGAGTGGCACGCCCTTCGCGCCAGCTACTTCACCGCTTCGGAGGCGCCCGCGATGATGGGCGCCTCGAAGTACCAAACCCGCAACGACCTGCTGGCCATGAAGAAGACCGGCATTGTTGAAGAGGTAACACCTCAGCAGCAGGCCATTTTCGACCGTGGCCACGCTACCGAAGAACTCGCCCGCCCCCTGGTCGAGGAAATGCTCGGCGAAGAGCTTTACCCAATCGTCGGTACCGCCGGCAACCTGCTGGCCTCGATGGACGGGGCCACGATGCTTGGCGACACGCTATTCGAGCACAAGCTGTGGAACCAGAAGGTGGTGGCGATGATTCGCGCCGGCGAGCTGGATCCGCACTACTACTGGCAGCTTGAGCAGCAACTGCTGGTTTCCGGCGCCGAGCGCGTGATCTTCGTGTGCTCGGACGGAACCCGCACCAACTTCGAGCACCTGGAGTACACGCCAGTCGCCGGTCGCCGTGAGCAGCTGGTGGCCGGCTGGGCCCAGTTCGAGGAAGACCTGGGCAGCTTTGAAGTGAAGGAAGCCAAGGTCGAGGTCATCGGCGCCGCCCCTGACCAGTTGCCGGCCCTGCGCATCGAGGTGACCGGCATGGTCACCGCCAGCAACCTGGATGCCTTCAAGTCCCACGCCCTGCAGGTGTTCAGCGGTATCAACACCGAGCTCAAGACCGACCAAGACTTCGCGGACGCCGAGAAGACTGTGAAATGGTGCGGCGAGGTCGAGGACAAGCTCAAGGCAGCCAAGGAACACGCCTTGAGCCAGACGGAGAGCATCGACGCCCTGTTCAAGGCGCTCGACGATATCGCCGCCGAGGCCCGACGTAAGCGCCTGGAACTGGACAAGCTGGTAAAGAGCCGCAAGGAAGGCATCCGCACCGAGATTGTGATGGATGCCGCCAAGGCCCTGCAGGCTCACATCGACCAGATCGACGCCACCCTGGGCGGCCGCATCCGCATGCCGAAGGTGCACGCCAACTTCGCCGAGGCCATCAAGGGTAAGCGCACCATCGACAGCCTGAACGAGGCTGCCGACGCCGAGCTGGCCCGGGCCAAGATCGAAGCCAGCCGCATTGGCGACCTGATCCGTACTAACGTGGTCAGCCTCAACGAGCTGGCGGCCAACCACAAGTTCCTGTTCAGCGATGCGCAGGACCTGGTGCAGAAGGACAACGATGCACTAGTGGCGCTGGTCAAGGTTCGTATCAGCGAGCACGAACAGGCCGAGCAGAAGAAGCGCGATGCCGAGCTGCAGCGCCAGCAGGAAGAACAGGCACGGCAGCAAGCGGCGGAACAGGCCGCCCAGCAGCAGGTGCAGGACCAGCCAGCTGCCCAGCAGGTTGCCAAGGCCGACCCAGCGCCAGCGGTTACGCCGATCACCAGCGCAGCGCCAGCAGCACAGCAAGCTGCCGATGATGGCCGCCGCATCAAGCTGGGCGACATCAGCAATACCCTGGGCTTCACCCTCACCGCCGACTTCCTGGCCTCTCTGGGCTTCGAGGCGGTCGCACAGGAACGCTCGGACAAGCTGTACCGCGCCAGCGACTTCGAAGCCATCTGCACCGCGCTGATCCATCACATCCAGTCGGTTCGCCACAGCCAGGCGGCTGCGTGATGGCCGCCCAGACCGTGGAAGAACTGTATGACCGGGTCGAGGAATTCACCTCGATGCTCGCCGCCGCGGAACTCCACGCGTCGGGCGCCTGGGAAGAAGAGTTCGTCGAAAACATGCGGGCCAGCTTCAAGCGCTACGGCCCGCGCACCCTTCTGAGCGTTCACCAGCAGAATAAGCTGGAACAGATCGCCAAATACTGAGGAAACCCGCATGAAATTGGAGCACCGCGACATCATTGATCGTGCGAATCGGCACGGCCTGCTGCCATCAGAAATTGCAGGCGAATTGCTCGAGCACGACCTGGTCAACCTGGTTCTCGACCAGATCCCGAACTTCAAGGACTGGAGCGAGAACACCCAGCAGCTGACCATCGAGCGCGTGACGCTTGGCGTTAAGGACGCGGTCCATGTGGCAATCCGCACCATTGCAGCCAATGGCGTGGTAACCATCCCGGTGGATATCAAGCGCGTGCAGGTCGACGCGAAGCACATGACGGTGACCGCAACCGTCGATGGCAAAGACCCGAAGAAGCACGACCTGGTCGACCACGCCGGCCACCTTTGCCTGCTGGTGATGGCGCCGGACAGCTACGACGAAGGGCTTGATGCCATTGTCCCTGACCGCGATCAGAAGGAATTCCCGCTGCACACCAGCGACCTGACGGGCAATTTGTTCAGCGGCAAGATCCATCAGGCCGCACAACCTGCCAGCCAGGAACATCCGCTTGGTACTGCCGAAGAACTGGCCGCACGCACAGGCAATACCGGAAGCAATGCGAGCGAACCCGGGCATCCTGCCAACAAAGAGTTCGGCGACTTCGACTACGACGACGCCAAGCAGCTGATCGTGCTCAAGGCCAACGGCAAGCCGTTCAAAGCCCACTGGGCCCAGGGTCGCCTGTCCATCAGCAGCGACCAAGTCACCAGCTTGTTGCTGCGCCTGCTCGACGACCAGGTCATCGCCGTGGAGAAGGAAGGCGAGTCCGCCTTGGACCACAGCTACAAAGTCATTGCCACCCTGGAAGACGTGGTGGTCTGACCCCGACTTATCCACAGCGAAATATGCACAACCGGCGCCGTATGGCGCCTTTTTCATGCCCAGAGGAATCTCACATGTCCAAGCTGATCTGCATCTACGACACCGAAACCACCGGCCTGCCGAACTTCCGCGACCCAAGCGACCACCCGGACCAGCCGCACCTGGTTGATATCTGTGCTCTGCTCTTCACCCCCGAAGGCGAGCTGGTCGACAGCTTCGAAGCCATGATCCGCCCCGACGGCTGGAGCATCCCCGAAGAGGTGGCCGCCA